GTGGAATTAGATTTTGAATAAAAATACCCCGCAGCACCGTTAACTGCTGTAGCTAATGTATTACCACCACTATCTTGAACTGTTATGTTACCCGTAGAGTCATTGTCGATAATATACGCCGTACCTGTAGGAATGGTTGTCTCATCGGGTAATTTAACTGTTTGGGTATTAGTGCCAGTAAAATTTTGTAAGTATGTTGCGGTTGCAGTTAATGTAGTTGTACCGCCCGTTGTTGCTACTGCAGTATATCCAGGTGATAAATTATTAACTGCTACGTTTTTATTAACGTCACCATAAATAGCTCGTTCTGTAGGATAAGTACTGAATACAGTAAGTGTATCGCTTGTACTAAAACTAACTAAAGATCCACTATTAGATGAAGAAAGTACTGTAGTTCTTGATAAAGTATTAGGCGTACCCGATGTAACGGTACCAATACCCACTTCCCACGAGTATGAGGTTGAATCGTAGATAGCGTAATAAGTAGTGTTGCCACTACCTATAGCACCAACAAAAGATTGGTACCCATTATTTGCGCCCGCAAGGTTAACGGAACCCGTACCCGTAGATACGGTCCCAGTCTCTAGGACTCGATCCGCAACAACTAAAGCCATTTAAGACTCCTTATTAGGAAGTAGCAGTTGTACTGTATGTAACGCTTACTGTATCACCAGCTGTTGTTGCTTTAGCCGTACCAAAGTTACCTTCAGAATATAAAGTGCCACTTGTGTTACCTTGTGTACTTGAAGCACCTGTACCTGTAACTAAGAAGCATCCATAAACTGTACCGCCAGAGCCTGTAATTGTATATACAACCGCTGTCGCCGTTGAAGATGTTACGTTGGATGGTGTAGAGCCTGTACTTGTAGAAGAGGCAAAAACTGCCGTCCCACGAACTGCGGATCCACTAACTGTATAGGCAGTAAACTCTTTGGATGGCACAATGGTGCTCATAGTATCTGTTGCCGCAGGTGTAACACTTGTGTTAAGAAGTCCAAGGTACGGACCAACAACCGAGTAAGAAGAGCCTCTCATTAAGGTATCTAGCATTAACTGTTTACCAACAGCAACAACTAAATTAGGGCATTCTTCTTCCCATTTAATATTGCCATCTTTATCGCGGCAAACAACATGATACCAGCCTTCTATACCCATCCCGGCTGGTGCTTGTACATTAGATTGCATTGTAACAACTGTGTTGTCACCAAAGCTTGAAATTTCATTGCTCATTTTAACTCCTTAAGAAATTGTGATAACAGCAGTTGTTGAAGTTGCCGCTGGCCAAGTTATAGTAAAATTACTCATCGTAATATCATTACCAAAATTTAGAACAGCAACGGAATTACCCGTTGTTGCATTATATATTAACGCTCCTCTTGCAGTAATAGTTGCGCCTGTCCAAATTACATTTGCAAAATACGGAAAAGCAACATTATTTGTTAAATCTATGCCAGGATTTTGGGTAATTGTGATGGCATTTCCACCAGCCGTATATCCCGTAGCTACAACTTCGTTAGCCGTACCTGCATAAGTCGCTGTTGTATTATTTAATGTAGTTAAAGCCGTGTAAAGCGCTACCTTATACGTATAAGGAGAAGTCGTTGTAAAGTTAACCAAACCGCTCAAGCAGTCTGATTTAAACTGAGTTGTTTGGGTTTGGACGATCATACAGCTGCATTACCTCTAATATTTGTATTGAGCTTAGTTTGACCATCACGGTACGCATCACCTCTTTCAAGGCCATCGCCAAGGCGTTTAGCAAGTTGAAGAGCTTCAGAGTACTTAGTCTCATAATAAGTCACCAAGTCTTGCTCGCCCTTCATAAATAGCATAGCTTCACGCATAGCACCATAAAGAAGCACTGGATCAAAGTTGTCACCCAACCAACTTGTGCCAGTGGAATTATTTACTGCATTTACAGTAATGGAAAACCCTGACCCCGAACTTCCAAGATTAGATGAAGATACGCTTAAAGTGTCTCCAGCGGCATAGAAATTACCACCATTTTGTAAAGTAACAGACGTAACCGCGCCACTAGGACCAACGATAAAGTCCCCATATGCGCTTGCGCCAGAACCTCCAGTAAAAGCCATATTTTGATATAGCCCCGGAACATACCCACTGCCCGCTGTAAATGTTGTGTTAAGGGTAGTAATAATACCCTGCACAATTGAAGGAGGGTAAAAAAAGTAATGTAATTCTACATTGTATGACTGATCTGGGGTTGGACCAATAATACAAGATAATTCGTTTGCTACACTAAAGTTAGGCCCAAACATTGCATAATATTTTGGGGTTCCAGTAGCAGTTGGATTGGGATAGGCTTCACGGATAAAGTTTACGTCTTTATTAAGCAAGTACGTAAAAGGTACAGTTGTGTAGTCAGATGTATAAATTGCTATGGAATATGTTGATAGCCAATCTAAAGGCAAAGATAAATATTGATTGCCGCCAGTTAGCGTACCAGTTACGTTTTTACGTANGGATGGAAAATTAATCGTGTTATACACACGCTCTTCGCACTGCTGCACGAATATTGGAATATTTGCAAGAAACAAAGACTCCGTATTCTCAGCATACGCTTGGATNGTGTTGTATAACGTCTCGTAATTCACGCCATTGGTCCTCTAGCTNTTCTGCCTTTAGTAGCCGCACCATTNCCNCGAGTTTCAATACCTGTATTTTTAGGACCGTTTGTAATATTGCCTAAACTTACGCGTCTTGCGGGCATGCCGCCAGGAGTAGATTCGTCTGCACGCATTGTATTTGGATCAGTGGCATAATGGACAGCCTCTTGCCCATTAATAACATCACCTTTCATACTATGTGCTTGAGCATAAGTAGATGCAGGACCTACTTCTTTGCCGCCTTGCTTCATACTAAATTTAGCCATTATCCACCTCTTTGGTTATTAGCGCGGGCCATGTTACGACCTACAGCACGCATGGCTTTACCAGTTACGCCACCTTTAGCCATTTTTTTAACAAGCTTTTTTTCTTCTTGCTTTATCATTTTCTTGAAAAGTTTCTTGTCTTCTGCTTCGTCTTCGTGTTTTTTAGCCATGATTTACTCCTACGTTATTGTTACCGAATTTACAGTGCCTTTGGCTACCAAGTAATTTGGAGTTAGTGCTCTATCAAAACTACTAGCCCCACCTACCGGCATCCATCCCCATTGAAATACCCTGCTACCAGTATCAGGATACCCAACTTCATTTGGTGTGTTAAGCACCCCATTTTGGGTTTGTAAACCATTGTTACCAGAACCGTAGTAGCTGATATCAGGTCTTGGCTCACGAACCGCTTGTGGATCATTAACTGGATACAATCCTAATTGTAGCTGGGGATGATCTGGATCCCAACATTCAGGACATACTTTGATGCTAACTTGTTTAGTCTTAATCGTCAACTTACGAAGTTCGACAAGCTTGTACCGCTGACCACATCTGTCGCATTCAGCAATTGCATACTTACCAGAAGAATACTTACTAGGCATTCTTTACCTCGAATAGAAAATGTTCCTTGGAACCCAACGGATTGGCGCAGTCTCACGGTCTTCCTGGGCAGCCAAGTTGAACTGGTCCTCATAATCCTGTTTCAAGAACAAAACCCTTGCTGGATCCACTTCCGGCCTTTTAACGCTAATAAAATAAGAGAGTCCAGCCACAAAGCAGTTGATAAATCTAAATGGGATATCGGCAATATTTACCCCGTTACCTGCATCTTGAATGCGCCTCATGCGCCAGTAAACGAGCGTGTAGGGACCCCCACCTGAGTCCGGGCAAGGCCAAACGGTCAGATTAGGAAGGTATTGCTCAATTATTGATGCCCCTGCAGTGTGTGCTGCAGCCGTTGTACCATTTTGCCCACGATAGCAATTTACGATCTGGTTGCCGCTGATATTAGCATAACCAATAATTTCATTATCAATCTGGATGTACCCAGAACTACGCAAATTCTGAGTTGTACTTAAAGTTAATGTGGTATCTGTAGCTAAACAAGAAGTCGCTAAAGTAATTGTTGTTGGATTGGAATTACCTGTTTGCCGGTTAAACCAGACCTGGATAGGGCGACCAGTCGTTAGTTTGTTAGGTATTGTGGAATAGGTACTTTCACTAATACGGCTTAAATTAATATCCGCCTGATTAGATGTGCTGGTATTGCTTGTACGAGTAACCAAGTCAAGAATATCAATGGTGTCATTAGGCACGTTGTAAAACGCTTGTCCAGTAACCAAGGGGATTACACATTCCTCAACAGTCCAAAGGTTAATTCCACGATTAGCCCATTCAATCGTCATTAAGTTAATAGACCGGCGTGCAGTACGCAAATCATATCCTGATCGGGATTGAAGACCACAACGCTCATACGCATCCTCGACCAACTCAGTTAGGTCTAGATTAAACGATGTGGTTCCAGATGTTTGAGCCATTATTTTTTCTTCATTCCTTTAAGAGTCTCAGCAAGGCGCGCTTGCTTCCCAACCTTACCAGAACTTTTAGCAGCTTTAGCCAGTTTGCCCGCAGGAATCTTTTCACCTTTGGGCACGCCCAAAGATTTGTGCAAAGCCCCAGGCTTTTTGATGGCTTTTTGAATCCATTTCTCTGCCATGATTAGTTAGCCACGTTAGATGCAGATTGCTCTTGAGCAACTGTTTGCGGAGCTTCAATAGGTACTGTCGCAGGGGTTACAGACATAGTAATTACGTTTGTATCTGAAGGTGCAGAAATTACAACAGGTGCGGAAATTACAACAGGAGCTTCAATAATAGGCTCAGCAGGTTTGGCAACACCCATATGCTCTTCAATCTTTTCAAGCAAATCTTTTGTTTCTTGAACTACACTTCCATGAGCGGCTTCTTGAGTTGCTGCAACATGCTTAATCAAAGCGTATAAGTGCTCAACATTCTCTTCAATATGCTTTAGTAAACTCATTTGTTTCTCCGGGTTTTAGCTGATTCAATAAAATCTTGTTTCGTTGGAGCGCCTTTGCTACCAGGCTTTCTCATCTTTTCCCCAGACCCAGCCGCTATCCTTTTTTGTTTCGCATGGATATTGGCATAAAGTCCAATCTTGCCACCTTCTTTATATTGAGTAAAGTCAGTGTTGTCGCGGCGAGATTTTTTCTCTCCTTTAGGCATTTTTGATGGGTTGATAGCCCCCATACCGCGACTTGCCATCATAGGTATTTACCCCTAGTATGACCTCTTTGCGCACATCCATCGGCACGGCTAGAAGCTGTTCCGCCTTTAGCCATATCTTTTCTAGACAACAAAGTTTTTTTGTCTATGTTAGAAGTATCAATACGTCCAGAACCTCTGGATTCAGATTTAGAAGGGCTAATAGCACTTTTAATCTTATCCCCCATCCTACTCATTACGCGGCCAAAAGCTTCTGAGCCTTCCCCAGCTCTTTCTTGCTGACGCTGAAACTCAGTCTTATATTCAGACTTGGGTTCTTCTTTAGCAGTAGATTTAGACTTGGGTTCTTCTTTGGGTATAGATTTAGAGGCAGCTTTAGGTTTAGCCAACTCAGTTCCATAAGTCTTACCGTTCCAAGTAAATGTCTTTGGACCACCAGCTAAAGCAGCGGCGCGACCAGCAGCAAAAGCTTCTTTAAAAGACTGTGATTTAGCGGGTTTATAGTCTTCTAAAGACCCACCGGGATTTGTAGATTCAGAGTAATCTATCCCATAGTCTTTAGAACTACCGGAATCGTCTGATTCAACTTCAGAACCTTCTTCGCCATCATAGCGTTTGACTTTGCGTTTCATAGTAAGTCCTTATTTAGATTTGCTCATTCCGCCGCCACATAGAGCTTTAACTTTCTCATGCTCTTTCATGTGACCTGCAGCATGCTCGCCATACATTTTGTGATGATGGACATGTCCACCGTCTTCCATTTTTTCCATCATATGCACATGATGTGTATGAGTAGGTGTGGTTTCTTTCATCAATGGGGGATGATTCATTTTCATAAAATTCTCCTTATTTCTTTTTAGCCATACCACCACGCTTCATACCTGTGGTGCTACCAGCCATTTTAGGCATCATACCTTTGGTCTTACCGCGCTCGGCAAGCCCGTCTTTGCTAGGAGCAGCAGTTTTAACTTTGCCCATAGTTTCTTTAGTTAGACCCTTGCTTTGTTTATTTGGGCCTTTACCTGTGGTGTCTCCACCGCTTGACATCTTCTTCATATTTCCACCTTTAGAAAATTTTTTGCCTTTATCGGCCTGGCTAAAATCCTCCCCAACTTTTTTGGGGACCCCTACTTTCTTGGCGAACGCTGGATTATGAGCCACCGCTTCCATGAAATTGTGTTGTTTTTTGCTACTACTGGGCATTTTTATTCACCAATTTTTGAACTGTATCGGTTTCCCAAATACGGATAAGCAAATATACCAAAGAGAAAATACTTGTGATGAAAAACACTGTAGGCTCCATCCAACCCATCATGCCGAGAAATGTGGTCGTAACGGCAGCGCCGTCAGCCATTTCTTTTAGGTTATGTGTATCCATTATATGAACCTTCCTTTAGTATGACCGCGTTCTGCAACACCATCTGCTGTTTTCATATACCCACCTTCTGCACAATTCCAAGCTCTAAGAGATTTGTTAATCCGGCTATTTGGATCGTTTGCTGTTTTCGAAGATGTAAGTTTCTTTTTCATACCAGACATTCTCGCGCAAAAAGAATTTCTACGTGGGCCACCTTCTGGTTGGGGTGCCTTAAGGTTCATCCCCTGCTTTTTGGCAGAAGCTCGTCCCTTAGCATTTAAACCGCCATTTGGGTTTTTACCCTCTTTACGTTGCCATGCTGGGGACTTAGCCATAGATAGTAGTTATGTATGTTACGCCGGTAAAAGTTACCGTCAAACCATTAGGCGCTAAAATCCCTTCACCTGGCATAATTATGTTGATCGTATACGTATCACCTGCAGACACGCCCATCTTAAACAAAATAGCCCCCGTAACAGTATCCGTATAGGTTATAGTCCCAGAAGTTCCAGAACCCAAATAAACAATTCCTTTTAGGCGCTGTCTGTTAGACGTAATATTTGCNGGCGAAGTTGTGTTATACGACGATAGAACATCATATTGCATTGTCATGATTAATCTCCTTTTAAAAAGGGGCCGAAGCCCCTGTTAATCAATCAAAGTTACCGTAGGGGTAAGTTGTTAATGTACCAATGTTGTTATCAGGCTGTGTATAACGCAGAGTAAAATAAAACTTACCCGCAGAAATTACACCTGTTGCTACCGTAAACGGAATTAATACAGTAAATACAACTTGTGAGAAAAAGCTTGGTTGTGTTCCAACTTGTGGGTTCTGTATATCAGAACTTGTAGATGCCTGTGCTACAAATTGTGCATCTGTGAATGTTGATAAAGATTGTCTACCCACAGCAGAAATAGTTCCTGTTGATGCGTATGTGGATGTGTTAAATGCGTTACCAACAACAACGGATACGTTACCAATAGTTCCTGNTGACAATGTTGGAACAACNCCGCAATCAATAAACAAATCATTGATAGNACACCCGGCNGGTAAATACATAACAACACCACGGTAAATAGTACCGCTTGTACCTGTTGGGTCGGCAGTAGGTGTTGTTGTGGTTGGTCCACTTGTACTAAACGTAGAACTAGGTGTATATAGTTGTCCGTTTAGGTTAGGTATTGAATTGCCCCAAACAAACTGTCCAGAACCTCCCGAATAACCAGCAGAGCCAGGAGTAGTAACTGTAAAGTTAATATCTGTTCCCTGAACTAAGTCTGTGTATCCAATGTCTCTTAACGGCCCAAATCGGTTATCACCAGAAATAATTGGCCCATCAAATGTACTGCGTCCCATAATAATTCCTTATGCAAAAGTTACCTTGTTAATCGTTGCATCGTCTGCTGGGCCAGTGGCAACAAGGTTGAA